TCTATGAATGGCAATATCGATACCCTGCGTCATGAAATTCTCAACTTTGCCTCCTCTGTCAGTCTCTCTGGAGGTCGTAAGTACGTCATCCTTGACGAAGCAGATTACCTTAACGCAAACTCAACACAACCAGCTCTACGAAACTTTATGGAGGAATTCAGCAAAAATTGCGGTTTCATCCTCACCTGTAACTTTAAGAATCGAATCATTGAACCACTTCATTCGCGTTGTTCGGTTATAGATTTTAAACTATCTAAGTCTATTGGCGCAAAGCTTGCTGCTCAATTCTTCAAGAGAGTTGAGAAGATCCTTGCCAATGAAAACGTTGAGTTTGATCGTGCTGTAGTTGCTGAGGTTGTTACTAAGTTCTTCCCAGACTGGCGTCGAGTTCTTAATGAACTTCAGCGTTATGCATCAACTGGCAAGATTGATAGTGGAATTCTTGGCAATATCAAAGATCTTGATGTTAACTCTGTCTATAAACTTCTTAAGGATAAAGATTTTACATCTCTCCGTAAGTGGGTAGCAGAGAATGTTGATATTGAACAGACCGAGTTGTTTAGACGACTTTATGAGTCTGCCGATCAGTACATGACACCTAATAGTGTCCCACAACTGGTGTTGATCTTGTCAAAATACCAGTATCAGGCTGCTTTCGTGGCTGATCCTGAAATAAATATTATTGCATGTATCACTGAAATTTTAATTAGTTGCGAGTTTAAATGAACCCATTTGATTATGTAAACTCTATAAACTCTTCGAAGAAAGAGAACCTCATGGTAGATGAGGTTGCAGAGAAAGCATATAATCCATGGTTAGTTAACAAGGCGTTATCTTATTTTAAAGATACCGTCTTGTATGCTAATGAGATCAATATGCATTCGCATCTATCCAATAGGATGCAATATGATTATTATCTTAATACTATTAAACCAGGTAAAAGATTTTCTAAATGGTCAAAATCTACAGAGAATGAAGATATAGATCTTATCTGTGAATTATATAACTATAATAGAAAAAAAGCAAAAACTGCTTTAAAGTTAATAGATAAAAAAGAACTTGAGAGATTTAAAAACAAATGATGTTAAGCTCAGATAAAAAACTTTCAAAATCTAAGTTAGAATTAGATGCTAATACAATTTTAGTTATAGATGATTTTCATTCAGAAGATGACTATAAAGAATTATTGAGACAAGCAGATAATACTTCTTATACTAGTGGTTGGAAATCTAATAAAAAAACCGATCCTCACGGTCATTGGAATAAAAACTATGTTGAAGGAGTTAAATCTGCTTCAGCTAACTTGGCAGAAGTTTGCAATAACATTCCAGATCTTCAGAAAAAAGTTTGGAACACAATGAAAGAAAAATATCATTTAAATGATATGATTTTGTTGCGATGTTATATGAATGCTCACACATATGGTGTTGATGGTTATATTCATACTGACTCACATAGAGACGATGAGTGGACAGTAGTAACTTATTTAAATGAAATGTGGGATCCTAATTGGGCTGGTGAAACAATACTAGTTGACGAGAATAACGAAATTATTAAATCTGTTATTCCAAAAAATAATAGAGCTATTATTTTCCCAGGGAAAATGAAACATGCTGCGCGCGGTGTTTCAAGAATGTGTCATGAACTCAGAAGAACTTTTATGTTCAAATTTAGAGCAAGGAGAGATGACAACTTTGAAAAATTAAGTAGTTTTTTAATTAGCATTGGTGCAAATAGGCATAATCATAGTAGAGGTAGTTTACACGATCATCTAGTAAGAAATTATACCATATTAAAAGATAAAGGTTGTGATTTAGATCTATGTTTTGCTGCTGGTTTACATTCTATATTTGGAACAAATGCTTTTAATAAAACCGTTTTATCACATAATCAATCTGATATCATCAGAGATAATTTTAGTGAAAAAGCAGAATCATTAGCATTAATGTTTAGTATGCTAGAAAGACCTAGTACTTTAGAAACTCCTATTCATATTGATAGTGAAACTGTTACATTAAAACTCAGAGATGACCAAACACATGAAATTTCTTTAACTATGTTTAATGATTTAAGGGCTATGGAGTGTGCCAATCTTATAGATCAAAAAGGATTAAAGCCAGAAAAACACAAAAATCTCATAGATTTTTGGAATTCTGGTATTAAAGTTGAATCTTAAAAATTCATAAATATTCCTACCTAATAATAATAATAATAATAATTAAAAAAGGTGGGAATTATGAGTTTAATCAATTCGCTAGTTGAAGTGAAAATCGCTGAAGAAGAAGATTTCCTAAAAATAAAAGAAACGCTAACCAGAATAGGTGTAGCTTCTAGGAAAGATAAAAAGCTTTACCAATCATGTCATATTTTACATAAACAAGGTAAGTATTATATAGTTCACTTTAAGGAACTATTTGCTTTAGATGGTAAAGATACCAATTTCTCTGATGAAGATAAGTTTAGAAGAAATAAGATAGCTTTCTTACTTCAAGAATGGGGACTACTTAAAGTAGTTGAATCAGATCTTATAAAAGATGATCAGGCACAGATGAATCATATCAAGATTATCAATCATAAAGAAAAAAATGATTGGGAACTTGTTGCTAAGTATAATATTGGAAGAAAAAAGAATTGAAATAGGAGTTTTTTTGTTATGCTAACATTAAATAATATTTTTGGTAATATACTAAAAAGCAAAAAAACTGAAACAGTAACTATAAAAAATAATGAAAGAACAACACCATATTATGGTGATGATTTATTTTGCGCTAGATATTACAATTCAGAAGAAACTGAATATGTTGACCTTTATATACCTTTAAAAGGACCAGTTGGTATATGGATAAGCGGTGGTGCTGATAGTAGTCTTTTAGCATTTTTATTAGCAAAAACAATTAAAGACTATAAATTAGATATTAAAATATTACCAATGACTTTTAAAAGAGATAATAAGCCTTGGAACTTGGCTGTGTCTACAAATGTTGTAGAACAAATAGAAAAACTATTAGAAATCGAAAAAGGTAAAATATTTTTAAGTCATAATTATTGTTATCATGGTAATCATGAATTAGTTGATGAATTTAGTAATAAAATGCATAAGCATATTGATAGTTTAAAACAAAATGGTTTAATAAATTTAGTTTATAGTGGATTGTCAAAAAACCCTGATCCATTGCCTGCAGAATTAGTAGATGGCAGAGAAATTAGCAGAGACGACCCTAATAATAATTTTAAAGACAATAAAATAAATTATAATGAAGAAAAACTAATATCTAATCCTTTTATGTTTTTGACAAAAGAATTTATTGCAGATTTATATAAAAAATATGATTTATTAGATTCTTTATTGCCTTATACTAGATCATGTGAAGGTTTTATGAAAAATACAAATTTTTTTAAAGAAACATGTCAGACATGCTGGTGGTGTAGAGAAAGAAAATGGGCTTTTGCGAAATATACAGAATATCCATTAAAACATATTCCACCATCTAATAAAATGAAAAAAATGTGTTCAGTTGTATAAATAAATTTAAAAACTTATATAGAGGGGAATATGAAAATAGATGAAAAGCAATCATAATCAAGCATTAGTAGAAGAAGTTATAATAGCTATTGATAAAATGCTTTTATCAAGTGATAAAATCTTTGAAGAAAAAAAATATGCTAATTATCGTTATGCTAATAATCTATTCGAAATAGAATACGAGCCTGCTAAGAATCAACTTAGGCAGGCTCTTTTAATGCTTCTTAGCGATAAAACAAAAAGTATATCAAACCAGGAATAATAATAAAAAATTGTGGTAAGAAATTTAATATAATGGATATGATCAACCATCCAAATCTTCTAAATAATTTACCATTTCTACATTATCAACACTTTGATAATTATATCTATCAAAAGGATCTGTATTTGTTTTGCCAAGAGGCATTACATTAAAAGATAAAATAGTTCTTGGTCTATTAGATCTGTTTATAGCAGTATCATGAACTGCCCAAGCAGGAAATATTACCAATTTTCCTTCTTCAAATGGAATATTTTGTGAATGTCTCATTCTAAGAGATTTACCATTTCTTGCTGGTGTAATCTGTTGAGCATATCTATGAGGAGCATAAAATATTGTGCCTCCAGTATTTTCACCACCATCTAGATAATACACACCACCAAAAAAAGAATTATGGTGTGAATGCATATGATGAAAACCTATATTTGGATCATGTTTTGTAGCCCACAATCCTGTCATGCAAAATTCTGGAATATAACCATAATCATCCATAGCAAAAGCAATGCAACGTTTAAAAAAATCAGTAAAATCTTTAATTGCTTCTTCTTTATGAAGATTAGGATGTGTAAATTTTAAAGACGGTCTTCTTGTATTTTTTTTATAAAGTTCTTCATCATCTAAAAAATTTAAAACTTTTTCTTTATATTCTTCATGCTTATCATACTTAAAAGTGTATAAAGGAGTATAAAACGGCTTTATAATTTTCATATTATTATTTTCTATCATATTAACCTCACCAATGTGATATAGGAACACATCTTCTAAAATTATGACTAAAGTAATGTATTAAAAATACTTTACCATCATTAAACTCTTCTTCATTCCAACGTTCTTTTTCTTCATCATCTAGTTTTCTTACATGAAATTTATCTAGATATTTAATATTTATATCCATAGATTTAAATAAATCTGATGAAGCGTGTTGATATGCAACCCACGCTATTTTATCAGCGCTACATATTCCACTACTAGCATATTTTTCTATAAATGATTCTCTAAATGATGCATAGTTTTTTATATAAAATGAATCAATATATTCAGCGGTACTTTTATCTAAAATAAAAACACCGTCATTAAAACCTACCCATTCTTCTCTAATATAGAGACCATTATTATATATGTCAAAAATATCATCTATATTTCTATAGAAAATAGTATCACAATCGGCATATAAAATATAATCTAAATTATTAGTATCTTTAAAAGCTTTACACGCATTAGGCCATTTATGTATGACATTGTTTATTCTTGGCCATGGGTAAGAAGTGATTTCTGGTTTAATACAGACATAATCATTTGAATTGTATTCAATAAAATTAATATTGGAATAAAAATCTTTTATTGTTTTTCTTGAACTTTTATAAAGTAATGATATATCATTTATGTAAACGATAACAGGTATATTACTATATGATCTTAAAGTTTTTATAGAATATAAAAGTTGCCTATAGTGAATACTATCAAAGATACTATCATTATCAATGTATAATGAATACACTACTGCTTTATCATTCATAATTTAATCTTACTCGATAACTGTTTATACCCATTTTGATTAGGGTGAATACCATCATAACCAATATAAGGATGAGATTCTATAACTTTATCTTTAAATTCATTAGCTAATTCTCTAACTAACAATCTCTGTATTGGTTTAAGCGTCAAACTAGGAGCAATCCAAAATACTATATCAGCATTAATATGTTTTCTTATATTATATAATGATTCTGCAGTAGTATTTTTATAATCATTATTTCCTAAACTAATGACTACAATTTTATAATTATTTTTTGTATTTGGATTTGTGTTAAAATTTTTATACCAATTTTCACTAGTAATGCCAACTCTAGCTATAACAGCGCATTCTGGTTTATACTGAGCAATACCAATAGCTGTACTATCACCAAGAATCATGCATTCTAACATTTGATGCCTCATTGAATGGCACCGGTGGAAGGAGTCGAACCTTCGCTCTCAGTTTTGGAGACTGATGTGCTACCGTAACACTTCACCGATACTTTTTATTTATGGCGGAACGTATTGGAATCGAACCAATTCAACCTTGCGGTTGCACGGTTTAGCAAACCGCTGCATTACCATCCTGCCCACGCTCCGTTATAATATAGGTTTATAGATAGAATCACTAAATGAACATTCTACATATTCATAATTAATATTACGCATAAATTCTTTGCATGTGTCACTACTAAAATTTTCAGCAATAATGACAGGTTTATGTATCATTATTGTATGGATTGCACCTTCAATAGCTTTAGATTCGTAACCTTCAACATCTAATTGAATTAAATCACATGTCTTAAGATCTAATGAATCGATAGTAAATGTTGGTATCTTTAATACATTTCCAGCTGGATCTATTTTATGAGTACCAATATTACCAGCATCTGTACGATTTAAATCTACAAGTCCTGGACTATCACCAACAGCGGCATTTAATTTAACAACATTATCATATTGGTTATTCATAACCATACAATGAAAACTTAATGGATTTGGTTCGAATGCATAAACATATTTAAATTTCTTAGCATAAAATCTTACATACATTCCGCAATTACCGCCGGCAGTAACGATAGTGTCAAAATTTCTAACATGTTTAAAATATTTTGTCGAATGGCTTTGAATCCAATCACGCATTGGCCCATTACTAACAGAACCAAATGCACCATTATCAGATTTTACCCAAGTCCAATCTGATTCGCCAAGAATATCGGTATTTCGCACTTCGAGTAAATGTTCATAAGACAATTGCGATTATCCTTCTAAATAATGGTCTTGGCGGAGAGATTCGAACTCCCGACCCTCTGCTCCCAAAGCAGATGCGCTACCAGCCTGCGCTACGCCAAGTTAAATGTTTTAATTACACTAAGATAATTTAATTATAGGTATTTCAGTTTTAGGCATTGGTTTTACACTTGACATGCTTAACATATGATGAACAGTGTGTGGTTTATCATTTTTAGGATATCCTATCCCTAACAACATATCAATATTATTTTCAGATTTAAGTATGCTATTAACTTGATTTTGTTTAAAACATCTGCAAAAACCAGTTTTATAACCAAGATAATTTGCTGTTAAAGCCAAAACACCAGAGGCAATTCCTATTGATTGATGTCTATCGACATTAATAGTATATCCATTATAATCTATATTTTTTACAGTTCTTTCGATTATATTTTGACCTCTGCCATCTTTAGCAATATCCCAGTGCGCTTCAAAAGCTACTAGTAAATTGGCTAATATTTGAGGATTGTAAAAATCTGTTTCTTCAGAACTCTCTGTCATTGTCCATTGATATATTTCTTCTATGATACTTCTATTAGTAATAAAATGCACTTTATAATAAGCTATATTTTGTTTACTAGGTACATTCTTTACTACTTCTTCAAATATCTTTATATGTTCTGGATCAATCTCTCTACTTAAATCCCAATTTCTTTGACAGTGTTGACTACTCTCAACAGCACTTAAAAAATCTTTCATTAAAAATACTCCTTCATAAAAGGAATATTTATATAAATGGTACCACCTCTTGGATTCGAACCAAGTCTTCGAGATCCACAATCTCGCGTGCTGACCAACAACACTAAGGTAGCACAAAATGGTTGGCACAGATGGACTCAAACCATCGACCTTACGATTATCAGTCGTACGCTCTAATCAACTGAGCTATGCGCCAAAAAACTGGTGCCAAAGGTTGTACTCGAAACAACTTTAAACGGTGTATGAAACCGTCTCGATAACCACTACCGACCCAATGGCGTAATGAAAGTTCCCAGTCATGCTCGACGGATCCAGCTCTCTACAGGTCACTTACAACCCTCTAACAATGGTAGGTGGGGACGGATTCGAACCGCCAGTGTTACCATTAAGGAACGGATTTACAGTCCGTCGCAGAACCACCGTCTCTGCAGCCCACCTAAAACGCTGAGGTTCACGTCTCACCTCGAATAATGTCTAAGATTGCGACTGTACTACGAAACTTACGCGCGACTCTGTCGTAGAATTAGTACTTAGATCAAGGATGGTGCGCCTGGAGGGACTTGAACCCCCACGCCGAAGCACTAGTTCCTAAGACTAGCGTGTCTGCCATTCCACCACAAGCGCATTTATTGGAGCGGGCAATCAGGATCGAACTGACGACATTCACGTTGGCAACGTGACGCTCTACCGCTGAGCTATACCCGCAGATATGGAGTCCCGTGAAGGACTCAAACCCTCAACCTTCGGTTCCGTAGACCGACGCTCTATTCAGTTGAGCTAACGAGACATGGAGGGGAAGATCGGATTCGAACCGACATTCGAAGGTTTTGCAGACCCTGCTGTTGCCTCTCCAGCGCACTTCCCCAGTTAATGGCGACCTCGACCGGGCTCGAACCGGCGACTTCTAGCGTGACAGGCTAGCACTCTAACCAACTGAGCTACGAGGCCAAGAAACTCTCGCTGGTTACTGCCATCCAGCATCTCCCTTTTCGCGGAGTAGGTTCTGAGAGTAGACGGATCAAGTAACCGAGACACTTCAGGCGGCAAGAGCCTATATCCATCCAATCGCTTGATCCCGAAAGGATGGTGATGCGAAGGATCTCATCCCTTCGAATATGTTTCGTGTAGCCCTTGTGTAATTTTAAGAGAGCAACCTCTCACTTCGGGACATTGACCACCACAGTCAACTCCTTAGCCGTGCACTTCCTTACAAGGTAGGATCGATGGTTAATCGTCTTTCGCATTAGCTACACGAATGGTTGCAGAGGAGGGAATTGCACCCACGTCCTTTTGGGTATGAGCCAAACGAGCTACTACTGCTCCACTCTGCTATAAAAAAAACTCGTGATAGGAATTGAACCTACATTGCCTCACAACAAGGCATCTTACTCTTAGATCACACGAGTATATGGTGCTGGCAGCAAGAATCGAACTCGCGACCTGATGATTACAAATCAACTGCTCTACCTACTGAGCTATGCCAGCGAAACTATGGTGGACTAACCGTGGATCCACTCGGGTCTATTTATCGCGACCAACCGAAGAGCTTGACACGCTATCGCCAACGACAGTCGATAGTAATGGACGATTTGAGTCGCTGTGTTGCCCGCGTCAAACTTGGTGGAGACATACGGGATCGAACCGTAGACCTTCTGAATGCAAATCAGACGCTCTCCCAACTGAGCTATGTCCCCTAAAACTATTGAGGTTTGTCCTAGTGAAAGAGACCTCGTTAGAATGTATATACTTTCATATCCATTCAACTCTCACCCCTATTTAACCGCTAGGGACTTAACCGCCTTTCGGCTACGTGTATGGTAGTCCGTGACAGGGTTGAACTGCCGACCTTCTCCGTGTAAAGGAGTTGCTCTTCCACTGAGCTAACGGACCATAAAAGATACCGATGCGTAAGGTATACGCTTCCCTGCTGCTCGGCTACAGCGCCCTCGTCAGACGACCGCAAGATGGTTGGTCTATTGGCTGAGGCATGAGCAACTCGGAACTCACTGGTTACCATCCAGCTTGTTTTATCCGACTATTGACATCATGGTGCATTCGTAAATTGGCTCGCTTGGTAGGATTCGAACCTACAGTGGCCTGATTAACAGTCAGGTCCCGATACCAATTCGGGTTCAAGCGAATAAACTCTATATTGGTCCCGCGTATCGGATTTGAACCGATGATCTCCACGCTTGAAAGGCGGGTATGTTTGACCGCTACACTAACACGGGTTAAATGGCGGAAGGGGTGAGATTCGAACTCACGGTAGACTTTCACCTACGCTAGTTTTCAAGACTAGAGCCTTAAACCACTCGGCCACCCTTCCAAACTTTTACCTGCAAATGACTCGCTCACGTAGACCATAAGGTGTACGATCCCACACCGAATAGCATTCGCGACGTGGTTGACGTACATAATGAGGTCGTGGCGGCGGAAGTGGTGCATATACAGGAGGAACAACTACTGCAGGACGTGGCACATAGACTATAGGCCGACTATCATATACGGTAGCATTACAACCTGCCAAAAACAAACCACACGCACTTGCTAGCAAAATCTTCTTCATTACACTTCTCCATTATATGGTGGACTCTCTGGGGCTCGAACCCAGGACCTGCGGTTTAAAAGACCGACGCTCTAACCTACTGAGCTAAGAGTCCGTATTTGTCTCTACATAGACACTGCATAAAGCCTAATTTCGGAGTCGGGTGCTTCCCTTCCTTAGCTTCTGGCTCTGGTTGTATCAGGACTGGAAAGAAGCCTTACCAGCCCGCCTAGATCGTGCGTCCACGAACGCTACCCAGTGCAGTGTCTATGAAGAGACAACCTTTCGATTGTCTCAACTTTCTTACCAACAATGTCAAACAGCGTAAGTATTACAACTTTGGAATCACTTTATTTATACACCAGAATTGCAAAACTGTCAACTGTTTGACAATATTATTGTCAGTTAATAAGTCCAGCACCTTCGACACCGAGAAGAGCAAGGCCAGCTGCGACAAGGCGCTTAGTAGGCTTACCGATACGATACTTGGAGACTGGAACACCACGATGATTCTTACGAGTGTTAGTATAGATCACATGGCCTTCTGCACGAAGGTTGCAGATAACTGCGGTAGGATTGGCTATATTAAACCGAGCAGAGATTTGCTTGGCGGTAAGTTCCTCGCCCTTTTCAAGAGCGTGAACAAGCTTAGAGGACTGAGTATTACGCATAATATATATTCTCCTAGTTGTGTGGCTCATTGCCACTGTTTAAATTATACTCTAGTGGTAGAAAAATGTCAACAACTTTATTAGAGAATGTCGACAATTCGACCATTTTCGTCAATTGCGCGAATTCTGCAGCCAGAATAGAAGTTTGAGGCTGATTTCATCGCTTCGATGATGTAGGAACCTTCATTAAGGCAGCTAGAGACTGTATACCATGAGCCTGTAACGTCCTGATACTGAATATTTACGTTCATTTTGTGCTCCTTCTGACTTACAGACCCTTTATACCATACTTATTCCTTGATGTAAACCCCTTTTACGGCTCCAATGAACTCCTCGGCGTCTCCAATGTACATATAGTACTTAAGGAGTGTCTCGATAGCGCTAAGGTAGGCATCAAGATGCGCCATATCTTCTTTTTCGAAGTCCTCAAGCTCAGTTTTTGAGGCAAGAACCTGAAAATCGTCGTAAATACGTGTATAATCCTTCTTAAGGATCTGTACGACTACTTCGTCTGCCTGTTCTTCATCGAGATGTACGTCAATATTAGCGTTGATATGCATTTTTTTACCCTTTCTATGTTAAAAGTCGCCGTAATCAACCTGAAAGCAACGAATGCCTTCTTCTCGCCACATCTTAACTACACGATCTCGATCATCGAAGGAGAGTGTTGGATTGTAGTTAAGAAATTTGATAGTATCGAGCATTTCTTTCTTAACGAATTGATCCTTGCGATAGTCTTTTGCCTTACGCATAAAGAGCATATCGTAGGAGACACTGTGCAATTGCAGCCAATCCTCTGTGTCTTTTCTGTATGTATCCTCTCGGCCTGTACAGACTATGACAGCGATGTTTTTTTCCCTGGCGATATGGGTAAACTGTATGATCTCATGATTTGGCAGATCCTTGATCATGCCTGTATTCCAGCTTGCCCAGTCTTTATTACCGTTCATCAGATGGTGCTGACGCCATTTAGAGTTGGCGAGTGTACCATCCATGTCAAAGATCCAGGCTTCTTCTCTACTGAATGCATCGATCATTAGTATTTCCTTTCATATTCCAATTTCAGATTAAGATCTCTATTCTGTTCAGTGAGAATCAGATTCTCCTGTCGAAGGTTATGTACTTCTTCGTTCAGAAGTTGGATCATTTTACGTTGTTTGGCGATTGTATCTGTTTGTTCGGCAATCACTTCGCCGATAGTGAAACTATCTTCAAATGTTGTGTTCATCATGCATCTTTCTCAAAGACTAACCAGAGGATCCTATACTTATAATAGAGCCTACCCTCATCATAGGTTATAGCTCTCCAGTAGAAAGCTGTATTGTATATTCTGTGTATTCCAATC